CACCAAACAAATCTTTACAAGATAAAATGTCAGTTATATCCAAAGCGTACAATGAACTTAGCCGAAGTCAACTTGATTATGTTAAGTTTTACATGGATAACCATAAACAAATTCCTACATGGATCATGATCAAAGTTGTAAATTTTTCAACATTCATAGATATTATACATTGTAGTAAAATTGACATTTCACATTCTCTCTGTCAGCTTTACGGACTAGAAGATGAGCAAGGACGAGCAAATGTAAAACTTCTCATTGGCAGTTTACATTGGATGAGAAAGATACGAAATGCCTGTGCTCATAATGAACGTGTATATTGTTTAACCAGAAAAACAGAAAACAGGAAAAAATCCGGAAGAATCTTAGAAAAATACTACACTCAGTTGAGTCCTGGATATTCAAGGAATCTGGATCAAAGATTGTTTGATTTAATAGTTTATTTCAAATACTATCTGCCTAAAAATGAATATAAACAATTTATGTCAGAATTAAAAAGTATGTTAGATAGTCTTCAGTCAAAGATTCACCCTCATGCATTTGAATATGTCCATGCTCAGATGGGAATTCGTAACCTTACAGATTTGGATACACTTATCAACCTTCCAAAGGATGATATTGAGTACAATAAGTTTGATAAATAGTTGCCCTGTTATACGTATTTATATTTATACGTATCTATTTGCACTCATTTTTAACTTTTTAATACAAAATAATGTGCTAATTATTAGTCAAAATGGTGAAAAAAATATGTTCTAATTGTTGTAATATTTTACGTGTTGTAGTAGTATACTTGTACGGAGAGAACCGTATTGATTACGGTTGAAAGGCACTCATGCAAGTATATTGTATGGGTGTCTTTTACTATACAAATATAAAAAAAACCGCCCCTGCTGGAACAGGGACGGCATCGTAACTCGGATTTTCGCTATATTGCGATAGCCTACTATACGATAATATCATACATCTGAAGATGTACAACTAGCTGCAAAAATATTGTATCATCTTCGGAACAGCTTCGCAAGCGGAACACCCGTTCCCCGCTGGCTGTTATTTTTATACCCATTTTTACATATTTTTACTTAGGAGGATGATGACATGCAGGAAACAAACATCTCTATCAATGAAATTATCATGTATCTGCGCAAATCCCGATCAGATGATCCGTATATGACTGTGGAAAAAGTCCTTGCCCGGCATGAGCGGCAGCTCCAGGACTATGCTCTCTCCTCTTTCGGATCCATCATTCCGGAAGAACGGATTTTCCGGGAAGTTGTTTCCGGGGAAACCATTGCGGACCGTCCGGTTATGCAAAGCGTCATGAAATACCTTGAGAGCGGTCAGATCAAAGGTGTGCTGGTCATTGAGCCACAGCGTCTCTCCCGTGGCGATCTAGAGGACTGCGGACGCATTATCAATGCATTTCGGTATACAAATACTCTGGTCCTTACTCCACCGAAAACTTATGACCTCTCTGACGAGTACGACCGGAAATTTTTTGAAATGGAACTGACCAGGGGAAATGATTATCTGGAATATACCAAGAAGATTCTGAACCGCGGGCGGCTGGCATCCGTCAAGCAGGGAAACTACATCGGGAGCATCGCTCCTTACGGATATCGCAAGATTAAAACCGGCAGTGGAAAAGATACCTCACACACGCTTGAAATCGTTCCTGAGCAGGCTGATGCTGTCAGAATGATGGCACAACTCTACCTTGCAGGAAATGGATTCACACGGATAGCTGCGCATCTGGATTCTCTTGGAATCAAGCCATTGAAATCTGATCACTGGTCTCCTGCTGCCATCAGTGATATTTTATCCAATCCGGTTTATATCGGAATGATACGCTGGAATCATTTTAAAACAATCAAAACAATGCAAAATGGCCAGATTGTAAAATCCCGTCCTACCAACCACGATACAGATTACATCCTGGTGCCAGGCAAGCATCCTGCCATTCTCGATCAG